TCTGTGTGAGTGTTACAACAATCTTATTAAGTTGGTTGGATTTTAATAATATCATTTGTGTATAAAATAATCACAGAGGAGTTATTATAAACCCCCCTGTGATAAATAGTTATTCTACTGTTAGACCTGAAACGACTGAATAGATAGTTCCACTCAACTCGTTCATAGGTAATTGTTCTAATGCTTGTAGAGTCAAGTTATATCCCTGACGATCACCTAAAGCAAGACCGGTTACTGATGAACCAGCACTTACGAACATTCCGTATTCCTCACCAAGTAAGAAGTACGCGCCGTTATTGTCCTCAAATATCACCGCCAATCTGAATGATTGTGCTAGTGTTTTTAAGATATTTCTTTTGTATTGTTCCAACTTTGCGAAGAACATAGTAAGTTCCTGTGTGTAGAATACTGTACCATTCTCAAGTGAAGCATTTATAGTTTCTGTCATCTCACTTGTCGTTCTGATTAACTGAAACTCATAAAATACCCCTGTTCCTGTGATGGACGTAATCGTGTCTCCTGTGTTTTTAACTACTGATGTTACATTATCGTAATCAGTAATCCAAACTCTATTAACACCACCTGCGTTGTCGCGGCAACCAAAAATTATACCTTGTGCTAAATTACAACTCATTTGTATATTATATTTAGTTTTTTAGTTTATTAGTAAATAGGGGGGTTATTTACCCCCCATATATTAAAGTCCGTTTGTTACAAAGAACTGTGGGAACGCAATTGCGGTTCCTAATTTCCAAGCAGACATAATACGTACTTCTTGGAAATCTTGACTCCACCAAGATCTGAATGAATCCTCATCAGACATCAAGTCAACTCCAACAAGGAAGTATTGCATCGGTGCTGCTGCGATTAAAGAAGATCCGTTAAGACCTGGTACACCAACAACCTTGTATTTAGTTTGTGGGTGGAATGTCTCATATACTTGACCCAAAGTTGGTTCAGTAAAGTGGAAGTTGTTTACGTTTCTTAACGCCACCAAATAACACTTGAATTGTTGTTGAGACATAAAGATTACAATATCGTCTCTGTCATAGATGTTTCTATCTAATGCGTTGATGATATTATCCACTTGAGTTAATACAGCATTAGCCTTCTCAATAGTTGAAGAACCAGTTACAGAACATAATGCTGTAGCACCAGTCAATTCAACAACACCAGCAGTATTGTTTAATAATTCAATAAATCCAGAGAAAGTTGAAGTTCCTGATGAAGCGTTCCAAATAAGGTCTTCGTTATATCTCTTGATTTGTTTTGTCTGAAGGTCAACAATAGCCTGCTCGAATGGTGCTTGCTCGTTGTAAGAACCTGCGTTTAGGTATTGACCTAACCATAAAGTGTTTAGTTGCTCCAAACATAAAGATTGGTTTACTTTAAGTGCTTGTACCGCTAAAGGTACTGCTGTAAAGGTTACTTCACCCGCATCGTTCCATCCGCAAGTTGTACCAGTTTGTACTGATAATGTCTCTTCCAATAAGTTTACATTTTGAGTTCCTTTAATACCAGGAACAACATTAACGTAAGACATACTCACGGGGGACAATACTGCTTCAGATATAATATCAGATGAAAGTTGGTCTACATACGCTGACAATCCGCCAAGGTCGTAGTTGAAATTCATTTTTTGTAATTTTTTCATTTTGATAATAAATTAGTTTTAGTTTAGTTTTTATTCATCGCCTCTCTCAATCTCTTGAATGACTCAATACGGTCATTTTCAGGTTTTGATTCGGTGAAAGTTTTTTGAGTAAATACTCGGTCGCCCGCAGGTTCTTTTGAGAACTTTTGGACTTTGTTTTCTAGTTGGGTTTGTCTTGACACTAGAATATCAATTTTGTTTTCAAGATTTTTTAATGCTTTTGAGAAAAGTTCAGCAATCTTTTCAGCCGCCATATCTTCTTCAACATTCTCTCTCTCGGTGATAATACCATCTTTGGTGATGACTCTGATTTTTACCTCATTACCACTCTCGTCTTTAAGGACAATTTGGTGCTCACCATCGGGAGCAGGTACTTTGGAATCACCATCAAGTACAGATACTTCTTCACCGACATCAAAGGTTTTAGATTCAACTCTAGCACCATCAGCAGTTTCAGCAATAACGAATGTTTCGTCCTTACCTTTTACCTTGATGCCTTTAATCTCACCACCGACAATAGAAATCATCTTTCCATCTGCGGTCTCATAAGTTCCATCGGTGAATGGTAGTAAAGTGCCGTCATAAGAAACCTTCCTGATTAAACGACCCACAGTTGGTTCGTCACCTTCAACTCGCATAATCATTCCGTCTTTCAACTTCACGTCAGCGAACATCTCTTCTTTTTCATCGTCAACTTTTACTTCCATTTCCATTTCACCCATATCAATCTTGGTGATTTTAGAATCCTCATCTACTTCAATTTTAGTTCCGTCCATTAACATATGGTCTCCAGCAGGTGCAGGGATAAGTCCCTCTTCTGTGGCAACATATATCATAGCCCCCAATTCTAGTTCACCTTCCATTTTTACCGTTACGCCTTGGTCTGTTTTTGACTCAAAAAATAACTGTGGAGATAGACCCAAAATCTGCTTAATCTTTTGTAGGGTTTTGTTACTATTCATCTTATATTGAATTTAATAGTTGTTTTATTTGGTTTATTTGTTCTTCCTGTTTGGAAAAAACTGCTTTTTCCTTGAATAGACCCTCAACCGAGAATCCACTTAAGTTATTTTGTTTAACAAGTTCCCATATTTTGGGGTCTTCTACCTTCATTATGACGAACCAAGTACCCGCTACTAAATTAAATCCGTAAATAGAGGACTTATCTTTAATGGGGTCTTCGCTAATCCAACTTTCAGTAACATAGACCTTGTCTGAACCTAACTTAATTCCGTTATGTTCTATGGAGGTTTCGTCAGTCCTTTTTTGTTTTAAGAATCTATTAGCCATTTTTCTAATAGAATCCTTTGAGAAATAGACATAATATTTGTTTCCAAACATATCATATCTATGAATCATCTTATTTGGAATCATCGCCGCTCCAACAATAATCATCTTGTCTTCACTAGCGACAGCAAAAGTCATTTTTTCGTTTTCAAGTTGTTTGAGTTTTCTTTCAGAATAAGTAAGTCCTGCTTCTCCTCCCCAACTATCATACATCAATTTACCACAACCATCTTCGTATGTCTTGGAACTCTCCAAATCAACCTTATGTCTTGATAAATAGGAATACATCCGCTTCAACGTGTCAACTGAAATGGGGTCACCCTTGGCTAATTGTGATGCTCTGGTTTTTCCAACTTGTGTTCCACAACTACCCCAACCATTCTCCTCTGCGTATTTGACTGCTCTTGCAGCAGCATTCTTTACACCTTCAGGATAATCACTAATGGCTTCAGCAAAATCATCTTCGGTCATCTGAATTGGAACACAATTAGGGACTTCTTTACCATCCAAAATCTTTGTTCCAATCGCTTCGTATCCCTCCCAACAAGCATCTTCAAGTCCCTTTTCTTCAGCAAACAAGTTAGGGCCTGTTCTTGGCATTCCTGGCTCCCACTGATTTTGTGGTGTTGGTGAATCAATCGTAGCACCTGGTCTTGTATCAGGTTGTAATCCTGATGATAATGGGTCTGTTTGTATTAGACCTCTTGTTGAATCACCAGAGTTTCTAATCTTACCTTCTGGTTGGAATACCAACTTAACCCAAGTGTGTCTGCAGTTGAATGAACCTCTCCAAGTGAATATATCATAATTACCAAACTCGGGGTTTGATAATTGTTCTATGTCCTCCATTCTATACACTCTGTTCTTTGCCAACATATCAGAACAGAATTGTCTATTCTTGTTGTCCCTCGGCCCAACATACTTGAATCTAATTCTAAATTGGACTGTGTCTTCGTAGGATTCAGCGTTGGGATCGGAGAACCTCTCACGGCTCATTTTAAGTATCCTCTCGGGGTTCATCTGTTCCACACGACTAACCACCCACCCTTGACTGATTAAGTCGTTGTACGACTCTCCTAATGTGTCTAAAAGTGGATTGGAGGAACAGAAGTCGTCCACCACAATTCTAAATGTTAT